TAGCAATAGTAATCATAGTGATAGCAGCAGTATATTCACTATGTATTATGAGATTTAGAGACGACAGGAGAAAGGAAAGAGACGCAAGAAGCTGGGACGAGGATTAAAAAAGATGATAACTAAAGAAGACGTTAACAGAATCATGAGCATATCAGAAAATTACCAACTTAGAGATGCATTGATGAATGCCTTGTTTGATGAAAAGAAAAAGAATAGTGTTTTCGAACAATTTTTGAAATTGGAAAATGATTTGTCATACGAATGGTTCACGAACTACTTTCAGGAGAATCAGTCAAATAGAAAAGATTTGATGCAGGATTATACACCAAATTGCATTTGTAAACTGATAAGTCGAATTGTCAATGCTAATTCAGTGTACGACGAATGCTGTGGAATTGGAGGATTAACGTTAAGCGTATGGAATGAAAATAAGAATGCTAGATTTTATCTTGAAGAAATATCTGATGTATCTATAGCAATGTTATTATTTAATTTGGCGATAAGAAATATGAATGCATATGTGAGACAATGTGATATTTTAAAAAATGAAACAATTCAATGCTTTAAGGTAACAAGTGGTGAAAAATTTAGCAAAGTGGAAACGTGTGAAGAGATTAACTTTTCAGTCGATTTAATAATATCAAATCCTCCATACTCACTTAAATTTGAGGATGTTGAAGAAAGTAAATGGAATTGGGATAACAGGTTTATGGGCTGGCCAATGATTCCGAAAGCTAAAGCAGATTACGCTTTTTTACTTCATGGCTTGTCAAAACTAAATGATAACGGAACAGGGATTTACATACTTCCCCACGGTGTTCTTTTTAGGGGAGCAAATGAAGGAAAGATTAGAAAGCAATTAATCGAAAAAAATCTAATCGATGCGATTATTGGACTTCCGGAAAAACTGTTCTTTAACACTCAAATACCTGTTATATTGCTGATCGTTAAGAAAAATAAGCAATATGAAGATTTCCTTTTTATTGATGCTTCCAAAGATTTCGAGAAAAAAGGAAAACAAAACGATTTAAAAAAAGAAACAATTGACAAAATTGTCAATGCATACAAAGAGCGAAAAAACATTGATAAATTTTCAAATGTAATTACACTTGAAGAAATTCAAATGAATGATTATAACTTAAATATTCCGAGATATGTTGATACAGCAGAGGCAGAACCGCCAATTGATTTAGGAAATCAAATCAAAAAACTTAATGAAATTGAGAGAGAAATTAAGAAAAGCTCTAAAGAAATTTGTGAAATGTTAAAAGAATTAGTAGGGCCGGCAGAATATGAACAGCACAAATGGGAATTGATGGAACAGCTGAAAGAAAAAAACGAAGACGAATCTTTAATGATGATGGATATATGGAAAGCAATAGATTTAGTACAGAATGAGTTGATAAATCAAAAAGAAGTTAATCTGACAGACGTAGCAAACGTTGAAAGAAGCAAGAAAGGAAAGATATATCCGGCAGGATGTACATTGATTCAAGTTAGTGCAACACGCGGACAACTAGAATTGATGCAAGAAGAAGGAATAGTTGACAATAAATTTGCTGTAATTATACCGACAAAAATTGACGGCGAATACTTGTTTAATGTTCTGCAAATTACGATGCCAAATTTTTTGTTAAAGTATCAGACAGGAATTAATATTAATCCTAATGTTTTAAAATATTTGAAACTTCAAATTCACAAAGATATAACAATACAAAAATTCGTCGTAGAGACTATGCACCAAATCGACAAGAGCATAAACCGAACAGAAAGAGAGGTTGAAAGTTTTAAAAATATAAAAAAATATCATTTAGATGGAATGTTTCCAAATTAGGAGAAGGAGAAGAAGATATGGACAAGCAGCAGTTGAAAGACTATAAGAGATTAAGAGAAGAAATTGAATGCGAGCAGGAAAGACTAGAGATGATGGAGATTAAGATATTAGGAATATCATCTAAGAACAGCGATGGAATGCCACGTTCAAGCAGCAGTGAATATGATAAAATGGCCACACAGATTGCATACAAAACAGACATCGAAAACAATCTTGCTCAACTTCTTCAGCAGGAAAAAATAAAAAGAAAAGAAATAGAAAAAGAAATAGTTGAGTGGTTAGAATATCCTGACGAACGAATGATCATTAGACTTAGATACATAGACGGATTAAGTTGGAGAGAGATAAGTGAGCTACTTTTTTCTAAAAGAAGAGACTACTATGATGAAGAAGAAAAGTATAAAAAAAGAGTCTATAGATTGCATGGAAACGCATTAGTTAAATTAGCAAATGCAAATAACGGAGTAAAAGGGAGTAAAAAGGAGTAAATGTCATTGATTCGGAGCTTTTATCTGTGATAATGTTAAGATATCAATCTTGATAAATCGATTGAGTACCTCCTTTGACATGAGTATATAAGAACAGCTAGAAAATGGTTCGGCGAATAGCCGGGCCATTTTTGTCTGTGAAAGGAATTAAACATGCTAAAAAGCTGCCAGTACTGTGGAAAGATTCATGCAAGAACATTTGACTGCGGAAAAAAGCCACAGCGAAAGAAAAAATATACAGATAAGGATTCAATTAGAAGCACATACAGATGGAAGCTGAAAGCAAAAGAAGCAAAAGAAAGAGATTTATTTTTGTGTCGAATCTGTTTGGAAGAAGGAAGAATCACACAAGAAGGACTTGAAGCACATCATATTTGCCCACTTGAAGAGGACAAGGATAGAGCGTTTGATTTAGAGAACATTCTTACTGTATGTAAAAGACATCACGAAGACTGCGAAAAAGGTAAAATATCAAGGGAATATCAAGTGAATTTGGCAAAAACAGAGCCAAACATACCCCCGGGGATAGCAGCTTCCAAAAAATAAAAGGCCGGCTACACCGACCGCCCCACTTTATTTATAAAATATTCCCACATCAGATTTTGAAAAGAGGTGATAAAGATGCCAACACCACCAAAACCACATATTGTATTAATGACAGAAGGAAAGTCTCACAGGACTAAAGCTGAGTTAAAACAGCGTGAAGAGGCGGAAAAAGCATTAATCACTGGAGAAAAGCTAAAAGAAAGAAAAGAGGTAAAAGAAAACCCGATTGCTCATAAAGAGTTCAGAAGAATTTCAAAATTATTGAAAAATATAGAAAAAAACGATGCACTTTATGAACCAATCATCAACAGATATTGCCAACTTCAAGCTGAATGTAAAGAGTTTGAAGAGAAGAGGGAACAGATTTATAAAGGAATACTGGAGCTCGAAAGCAAGCAAGAAGAATTTGAAGAGTTCGACGAACTGAAAGCATACTACAAATTGATAGTCGATATGCAAAAGAATATGTTGAACATTGACAAGCAAGTTCAATCAAAAAGGATTATGCTTCTCAATATTGAGAAGGAAAATATAATGACAATAGCAGCAGCCTTAAGAAGTATTCCTAAAAAAGTTGATGAAGAAAATTCTGATCCGCTGAAGGGATTGAATAAATATGGCTGATGTTAAAAGCAGTAAAGCATATGCATATGCTATGTGGTGCATCAAAGATGCCGGTAAATATGCCCCCAAATATGTTAAAATGCAGGCCCAAAGATGGATTGATATTGTAGAAGGAAAAGATGATGAGGCATATGTTGATGATGAAGAATATGCAAGAGTTGAGAAGATATTAACGCTTATCATTCATCCGGATTTGCATATGCAGTTAATAGAATGCATTGAATACTATGCTGCATTCTTTATCGTGGCCATTTTCTGCACAAAGTTGAAGAATGATAATGAATTAGATATTAGATATTACCAAACAGGATTGCTAGAGATTGCTCGAAAGAATTTTAAAACGTTCTATTCGGCAGTTATTTTTATCATTTTAATGATTACAGAACCGCCAAACAGTCGATTCTTTTCGGTAGCACCGGATCTGCTAAAATCTTCAGAACTAAAAAAAGCAATGAAGAAGTTGATAAAAGGGAGTCCGGCACTTGTTAATGAATTTAAGATTTTAAGAAGCGAAATTCGATATAACAGGACCGAGAATGAGTATATGCCACTTGCTTACTCGAAAGATAATATGGATGCTTTGCTGGCGAATGCGTTCTTGGCAGATGAAGCAGGGAATATGGATGAATACCCTGTTGAGGCAATGCGTTCTTCACAGATTACGCTTTTAAATAAAACCGGGATAATAATATCAACCCAATATCCGAACGACAATAACGTCATGATAGACGAGATTGACGTAGCTAAGAGAACGTTAGACGGACTGATGGAAGACAGAAGATACTTTGCGCTTCTATATGAACCTGACGACGAATTTCTAAAAGATGATAAATGGAAAAGTGAAGACTTAGTAATATATCAAAGTAACCCAGTGGCCGTATGGAATACGGTCATTTTTGATGATATCAAGAAAAAAAGAACACTTGCAATTCAATATCCAAATAAACGAGAAAACTATTTATGCAAACATAACAATATCAAATACAAAGGATTAGGAACAGAAGGATACATTGACGTCTTAAAAGTTAAACTCTGCAGAATTGTAGAAGATATGGATTGGTGGGCCGGTAGGAAAGTTTGGATTGGATTAGATTTGTCACAGACAAATGATAACACGGCAGTTGCTATGGTGACAGAAGATGAAGGAATCATATACGCAAAAGTGTGGGGATTTATTCCAACAGATAGAAAAGACATTAAATCAGAAAAAGAAGGAATAGATTATGAAAGATTAATTGAGAATGGCGAAGTGATAGCCTGTGGTGAAGAAGTGATTGACTACGCAGAAGTTGAGAAGTTGATACTTGGACTTCAAGAGAATTATAAAGTCAAAGTTATTCAAATTGGCTATGACAGATACAATGCTATATCATCAGTTAACAAATTCGAAGCTGCAGAATATGAATGTGTTGAGATTAAACAGCATAGTTCTGTGCTTCATAGACCGACAAAGTGGCTACAGGAATTAATTTTATCGCAAAAATTTAAATATATGGATGCAATTTACAACTTGCTTGAGAACAACTTCTCAAATGCAAGATGTACGGAAGATACGAACTTAAACAAATATGTTAATAAAAAACGTTCTTCAGGAAAAGTTGATATGGTAGTCGCATTAATTAATGCACTATATATGCTGCAATTGGAACTTGAAAATAGAGAAACAGATTTTGAAATACAGATTATTTAGAAAAAGGAGAAACAATGAAATTTTGGAAGAAAAAACAGGAAACGAGGGCAGAAACACAGGAAGAAGCAGCAGTTAGCGACTTAATACAAGCACTAATCGGAAAAGATGAAATCACTAAAGCAATGGCGTTAGAAATAGCGACGGTATCAGCATCAATTAATCTTATTGCTAACATTATATCAAGTCTGCCAATACGATTGTACAAAAAAGAAAATGACCAGACGAAAGTTATTGAGGACGATAGCAGAGTAAAGATATTGAATGTTGATACAGGCGACACATTGACATCAACGCAATTTTGGAAAGCATTAATTGAAGATTACTATTTAGACAGAGGCGGATATGCTTATATTAACAGAATTGGAACACACGTAAATTCAATTCACTATGTAAGTCAGGAATACGTAAGCATTATCAAGAATACAGATCCGATTTTCAAAGATTACGATATCTATGTTAATGAGAGAAGATATCATCCACATGAGTTTTTGAAGATATTGAAAAAAAGCAAGGATGGATGTCTTTCAAAGTCAATCGTTGAAGAGAATCAACTTCAATTGGCAATTGCTTATAATTCAATGATGTTTGAGAACACGCTTGTTAAAAAAGGTGGAAATAAGAAAGGATTTCTGCAATCAGCAAAGAAGATAAGCAGAGAAGCAATTGAATATCTGAAAGATGGCTTCAGAAAGCTATATGGAAATAATTCTGAAAATGTGGTCGTATTGAACGACGGAGTAACTTTTAAAGAGAGTGCTAACACATCTGTTGAGATGCAGCTTAACGAAAATAAAGAGACAAATTCAAGAGAAATCACGAAGTTATTTGGAATCACTCCGGGAATGCTCAATGGAACAGCAAGCACTGTTGAGGTTGATAATGCAATCAAGTTTGGAATCGCTCCATTGCTGAAAGACATAGAAGCATCATTGAATAGGGATTTACTTTTGGAAAGCGAAAAAGGAATATATTACTTTGCTTTTGACACAAGAGAGATTAACAGAGCATCGATTAAAGAAAGATATGAAGCGTATACGACAGCTTTGAAAGGTCATTTCTTACAAATTGATGAAATTAGAAATATGGAAAATATGGAACCGCTTGGCATAGACTGGGTTGAATTAGGACTTAATAGTGTCTTATATAATCCAAAAACAAAGGAAATATACACGCCAAACACAGATTCCCATCAGGATTTAAGTAAGAAAGGAGGAAAGATAGATGAGAATAGAAATTCGCTCGGACAACACGATGAAGATTAGCGGATATGTTAACGCAGTTTGCAGAGACAGTCGGCCAATCGTGACATTAAGAGGAAAAGTCGTTGAGCAGATAGAAGAAGGAGTGTTCAGACGTGCGATTGAACGCGCAGAGGACATAGCACTTCGACTAAATCATTATGATAATAAAGACTACGCTCATACAAAAGATGGAACCTTGAAGCTGAATGAAGATTCGATTGGACTTCGAGCAGAAGCAATCATATCTGACAAAGAACTGATTGACAAAGCAAAGAAGAAAGAATTTGTTGGCTGGTCTTTCGGAGCATACATTACACAAGATGAAATGGAAGAAAGAGCAGACAATATTCCACGTCGACACGTTAAAGAGATGGAATTGATAGAAGTATCGTTGGTAGACAGAAGAAAAAATCCGTGCTACACAGGTACAAGCGTGGAACAAAGAGCAGAAGAAGAGATAATCATTGAAGAACGCTCATTTGAAGACGCAAACGTCGAGCTTGAGACTAATAAAAAAACAATAGACTATTCAAAGTTTGAAGAAAAAATTAAAAAATATAAAGGAGAATAAAAATGAAAAAGAAAACATTGGAATTTAGGGCAGAAAATCTTAAAGGATTAGCAGAACAGAGAGCATCTTATGTTGAAGAGATGCAGCAGATTGTTGACAAAGCAAAAGCAGAAGAAAGAGCGATTACAGAAGATGAAAAGAAAAAATTTGATGAACTTGATAAAAAAATCAAGAACATTGATGAAACAATCAAAGCAGAAGAAAGAGCAAGAGACTTATCTTTGAACGTGATTTCTACAAAGAAAAAGAAAAAAACAGAAGAGGAAGAAAAAAGAGCACAGGAAGCAGCAGAAGAAAGAGCATTCGTTGCGTTCATTAAAGGCCAGCCTATCGAAGAAAGAGCCGGAGAAATTCAGTTGATGCAGGGAAATAACGGTTCTATAGTTCCAACTCACATAGCAAACAGAATCATCAAAGCTGTAAAAGATATGGTTCCTTACATGACTATTTGTGATGTTATTAACACAAATGGAAAGTTAAGTGTTCCTGTATACTCAGAAGATGATACAAACGCTGTTAAGGCTGATTATGTTGATGAAGGAACTGAATTGGTAGATAACGTGGGTAAATTCACGACTATCGATTTAAACGGATATGTCGTTGGAGCATTAGCACTCGTATCTAAGAAGTTAATAGCTAACACAGACATCAACGTGCTTGACTTTGTGATTCAGAGAGTAGCAGAAGCAATGGCCGAAAAGCTCGAAGAAGAATTTACTTCTGGAACTACTAAGATTAAAGGAATCATCAGCACAACAAAAGTTGTAAAAACAGCAGCTTCAACAGCAATCACTTATGATGAACTTATTAGCATTAAGCATTCATTAAAGCAGAGATATAGAGATAAGGCAGAGTGGATTATGAATCCGGCAACATATACAGCGATTTGCAAATTGAAAGATGCAAACGGCCAGCCTTACTTCAAAGAAGACGAATACAAGATTCTAGGAAGACCTGTTCGCGAATCTGATTCAATGCCAACAATGGCAGCAGGTAAAAAGGCTATCATATTCGCAGAACCAACTGGATACACTATCAAAGCTACTACAAGCATTGAATTAACAGTATTAAGAGAAAAATTTGCGACAAAAAATATGCTTGGAGTAATGGCATTTGGAGAATATGATGCAGCTATCACAGATGGAAAGAAGATTGCAGCTTTGCAGATGAAAGAAGCATAAGGAGGGCTAAATGAAAGTAAAAGCATTAACATCTTTTACTGGAGTCTTAAGCATGACTGCTAACGAGGTCAGAGAGATTAGTGACGAAGCTGTTCTTAAAGACCTCGTAGAAGCAGGCTTCGTTATTCCAGTTGAAAAAGAACCAGAACCAGAGACAACAACGCCGGAACCGGAGACAACAACACCGGAACCGGAGACAACAACACCGGAACCGGGCGAAGTTGCACCGGTGCAACAGAAAAAAGGAAGGAAAAAGAAAGATGAAGATTCCGGAACTGACAAATAATAACATCACTTCTTTTTTGAAGTTAGATAACTACGAGGATTTAGACGAGTCAGAGCAGGAGATTATTAATCTTATTAAGGAATCGGCCTTTTCATATATTCAGGAAGAGACAGGATTAAGCCCGGAACAGATAGAAGACAAGGACGATTTGACAATCGCTTATCTGTCGCTATGTCAGGATTTCTATGATAATCGAGCACTTCAAATTGATAAAAATACAGTTAACAATACTGTAGATACAATTCTATCAAGACATAGAATTAATTTGGTTTAGAAAGTAGGTGATAGCGTGAAATTTAATCCTGGACGACTTAAAGACAAAGTCAAAATCCTTGAACGAGTGGAAAAAGTTAATGAATTAGGTCAGACTGTTCAAGAGCTTAAAACAGTCAGAAATCCTTACGCAGAAGTGATAGATGTTCGCGGAAACAAGTATTATGATGCAAAAAAAATTGAGCCGGAAATCACCCACTTTGTATATGTGAGATTTTCAAAAAAACCGGTGGAACAGGATATGGTGATTGAACATCGGGGAAAGCGATATGAGGTCAAATCTTGCATTGATATTAAGAATGAACACATCCAATTTGAAATTCAATGCATAGAAAAAGTGAGAAAGGGTGATAAAAATGGATGATTTTACAATAGCAGGATTTGGGGAAATATCCGAAGACTTGAAAAAAGCAATTGACTACTATCCAAATAAGGCGGAAAAAACGCTCGAAAAAGAGGGCCGAAAATTTAAGAAACTTGCAAAAGAGAATACTAACAAGTTAGTTAGAGTAAGGACAGGGAATCTTACAAGTGGCTATAGAGTAAGTAAGGCGGTAGGATATCGTGAGAACATGGAAGTTAACTTCATGGCTGAAAACAAAGGCAATGCTCACTTCCATCTGATAGAGCATGGCCACGATGTGTACGCAGGTGAAAAAGGAAAGGCAGTCAAGGTAGGATATAAGTCAGGCTATCACATGATTCAGAGGACTAAAGATGAATACAAGGAGAGACTACCACAATCACTTGAAGAAATGCGTGACGAGATATTAAGGGAGGCAGGCTTAATATGATTGTAAAAAACGTAGACATTAAAAAAGCAATCAATGAATTGCTTAAAAATACATTTCCTCAAATTAGAATATATGGCAAAGAAGTAACGCAAGGTCACATCAGACCTTGCTTTTTTGTTGAAATGTACGCAACTTCATCTCAAAAAAATAAGATATATGTTGACCATACGGTTACTATCTTCGTCACATATCTGCAAGATGCTCCAAATGAGCTTGAAGCACTTCAAATTTGGGATAATTTGAATGAAAAAATACAAGGCAAGTTGGAAGTTGGAGACAGATGGCTAAATGTGGAAGACAAGGATTATAACTGGACCGGGAAAGACAGCAATATCTTACAGATAGAGATTGAGCTTGAATACACAGACACGATTGTACCAAAAGAAACAAACAAAAAGATGAAAAAATTAGAATTAGGAGGACTTTAATATGGGAATGCCCAACGTATCAATATCATTTACTGAGACTGCGTCAACTGCAGTAACAAGAGGTGATAGAGGAATCATCGCAATGATTCTTAAAGACAAGACATACAAGAATCAGACTAAGGAATATATCACAGCAGCAGATATTCCAACTAATATGCTTACAGCTAACAAGCAGCAAATTGAATTAGCCTTAAGAGGTTATGAAAATGCACCTAAAAAGGTAGTTGTATATTTCATTGACCCTGAAGCTGCAGCAGACTACAGCAAGGCATTGAATTATTTTGAAATTAACAAATTTAACTATTTGGTAGCACCATCTGTAGAGACAGATAAGAAGACTAGTGAAGTGGTTAACTTCATCAAAAAACTAAGAGAAAATGGAAAAATGGTTAAGGCTATTCTTCCAAACACAGCAGCAGATAGCGAAGGAATCATCAACTATACAACTGCATCTGTAACAGAGGGAGACACAGTATACACGACAGAACAGTTTTGTTCAAGAATCGCCGGAATCATAGCAGGAACACCGCTCAGAATTTCATGTACATATGCACCGCTTAGCGAAGCGACTGATTGTACTAAGTTAACAAGAACAGAGATGGATACGGCAGTTAATAACGGCGAATTTATCGTATGGTGGGACGGCGAAAAGGTTAAGACAGGAAGAGCAGTCACATCATTAAAGACTACAACATCCACGAAGGGCAGTAAGTTTAAAAAAATTAAGATTGTTGACACAATCGACATGATCTATGAAGACATCAAAAAAACTGCAGAAGATACGTATTTAGGCAAATTCGAAAATTCTTATGATAACAAAGGCTTACTTGTAAGTGCTATCATGGGATATTTCGAAACATTAAAGCGAGAGAACGTTCTTGGAAGCTATTCAGTCGACATTGATGTTGAAGCAAACAGAAATTATTTAGCAGCAAAAGGCGGAAAAATCAAGATTGATGGTGGAGAAGAAAAAGAATTAGAAGATTGCACGGATATTGACATCAAGAAAGCTGATACTGATGAACACGTATTCATCACAGCACAGATACAGATTTACGATGCAATTGAAGATATCACAATATCAATAGCAATCTAGGAAGGAGAACATAAAAAATGAACGCATATGAAGCGAGAAACGTCATTAACGGCACATATGGCGAGGTGTGGTGTGATTCACAGTATTTAGCAGAAACAACAGGCCTTGAAGCTAAAATGTCTTTAGATAAGACAGAAGTTAACATGATTAAACGACTATCTAAAGGATATAAGGTCACAGGAGTTGACGGAAAAGGAACATTGAAAATGAATAAGGTTTCATCATACTTCATTCTCAAATTAGGCGATGCGATTAAAGCAGGAAAAACACCTGTGTCAGAAATCATCACTAGCTTAAAGGATCCGGATGCATTCGGAGCTGAAAAAATCAAATTAACAGGAGTTGTTTTTGATGAATTAACATTGGCGAATTGGGAAGTCAAGAAAAATGGAGAAGAATCCATTCCATTTACATTCGAGAGTTTTGAAGTTCTCGAAGCAATTCCATTTAAGTAGGAGGAAAAAATAAATGAATCTTGTAGAAAAATTAGTTAAGGCAGACTGCAGTAAGGCTTATGAGTTAAAAAGAAGAACATTCAAATCAAAAAGATTAGCACAGTTAATAGGAGAAACAGAACCGGTTGAGATTACCGTCAGAGAAATTCCTCAACGTAAGCTTAATGAATTAATGGCGATGCAGTATTCAACTAAGGGAAACTTCCAAATTGAAAGAACCTTTGATGCAAAACTGATGTCGATTGTTGAAGGCGTTGTTGAGCCTTCAATGACTGACAAGGACTTATTGAATCACTTTAACGCATCAAGTCCAAAAGAATTGGCAGAAGTGCTGTTTGGCTCAGAAGTGACAGCAATATCCGATGCAATTATGGAACTCTCAGGAGTTTCAGAAGATAACGAAGATGACTTAAAAAACTAATAAGGACGAACGAGGAGGTATACATTGTATATCTCCTTTTTCGTCTGCATCATTGGGAGCCTGAACGATATTACAACATGGGATATGGTCAGAGAATTGTAGTAAAGCAAATGCTCATGATGGAGTTAGAAGACAGAAGAAAGGAGGCGGATAGCAATGTCGAATAGAATCATTGATGCTACTTTAAGATTTGTTGATAAATTTACAGCCCCAATGGATAGTGCCATCGGAAAGATTCAAAGACAATCATCAGAAATGATGAAAGCAGGAAGACAGATAAGCAGATTTGGAAATAATATTGAAAATGCAGGAAAAAAATACACGGCTACGATAACTACACCAATTGTAGGTGCAGGAATTGCAGCAGTTTCTACCGCCGCCAACTTCGAAAAAGGAATGAGCAAGGTTCAATCCATATCAGGAGCAACAGGCGACGATATGGACGCATTAACGAAGAAAGCACAAGAGATGGGTGCTAAGACTAAATTCTCTGCTTCAGAATCAGCGGATGCATTCTCATACATGGCTATGGCAGGATGGAACGCAGGGCAGATGATGGATGGAATTGAAGGCGTCATGTATTTAGCAGGAGCCACAGGCGAGGACTTAGCGACGACATCTGATATTGTAACAGACGCATTGACGGCGTTTGGAATGAAAGCAAAAGATACGAACAAATTCGTTGATATATTGGCTCAAACAGCGAATAAGTCAAACACGAATGTATCAATGCTCGGAGAATCCTTCAAATACGTAGCTCCATCGGCAGGCTCATTAGGATATTCAGCAGCAGATACAGCTACAGCATTAGGACTTATGGCCAATAATGGAATCAAGGCATCACAAGCAGGTACGTCACTTAATTCATGGTTCACTCGAATGGCTAAGCCAACTAAGGAATCATCGAAGGCGATGGAAGACTTGGGAATATCAATGACGGATGCAAACGGAAAAATGAAGCCGTTGCGACAAGTCATGAGTGAGACGAGAGGAGCATTTAACGGACTTACTAAGAGCCAAAAAGCTCAATACGCAGCAATGTTAGCAGGCAAGACTGGAATGTCAGGATTGCTTGCAATTGTTAACAGCTCAGATAAAGATTTTAATAAGTTAAGTAAGTCGATTGACAACTCAAAAGGTGCTGCAAAAAAGATGTACAATGTGGCGAATAATAACCTATTAGGCTCATTAACAACTTTAAAATCAACAGTCGAAAGCATTGCGATTAATTTTGGAAACAAGTTGACACCGACGGTCAAAAAGATAACAGGATATCTTCAGGAAGCCGCAAATAAATTCAACAACCTATCTGACAGTCAGCAGAATACAATCATTAAAGTGGCTGGAATAGTAGCAACGGTTGGCCCGGCTATGATAGTGATTGGCGGACTTACTAGTAAGGTAAGCGGAGCAATTAGAACAGTCGGCAGATTCGGTAAGGCGTTGTCGAGTGCAGGTGGCTTGATGGGACTAATCACATCGCCGGTTGGTATTGCAATCATCACCATTGGAGCATTAGTCACAGCAGGAATTCTGCTATATAAGAATTGGGACAAGGTATCAGCAGCGGCTAAAAAATTGGGAAATTGGATAAATTCGATATTCAAACGCTGTGGATTAGACATTGGCTCATTTGCTAAGACAGCAAAAAGCAAATTGACAGAATTCGGCTCAAAGGTTAAACAATTATGGACTATAGTTAGGCCGGTTGTCAGCAAGATTAGAGACATATTTGGAACAGTTTTCAAGTTGAAATTAGCAGCAATCATGGGAGCAGCAGTTGGACTGTTCAGTTCGTTTGTAAATTCCATCGGGAATGTGGCTAGCGGAGTCATGACCGCATTAGGCGGAATCGTGGACTTCATCACAGGTGTATTTACAGGCAATTGGAAAAAAGCATGGAATGGAGTTAAAGACATATTCGGCGGAATCTTCAAGTCATTAGTCAGCCTTGCAAAAATGCCACTTAACGGCGTCATTGGACTTATTAACGGAGCAATAGAAGGCGTTAACAAGATAGGAATTGAAATACCTGACTGGGTGCCAAAATTAGGCGGAAAGAAATTCAAGATTGACATTCCACAGATTCCTATGCTTTACAAAGGAACATCTAACTGGATGGGCGGCCCGGCGATGATTCACGATAAAGGCGCTGAAATCGTAGACCTTCCGCAGGGAACACGTGTATATCCACATGATAAGAGCTTACAGATGGCCAGAGAGTCAGGAAGTAAGAACGTTAAAGTCGTTGTTGAAAAAATATGCGAACAGATTGTTGTTCGAAACGACAGCGACATTGATAAGATTGCAGATGCTTTAGCAAGAAAGCTGGAAGCTGCAGCAGTTAATATGGCATAAGGAGGCGGAAAAGTGATAACAATAGGAAAAATCAGCGGGAAGCAGGCAATTACTTTGCCTGTTTTACCTCCGTCTTATGAAGTGACGGACGAACAGGACCATCAGACGGTTAATATATATGGATTAGGAGAGATTCTACTTAAAGGGAATCAAAAGCTAAGAACATTGACATTCTCATCGTTTTTTCCTGCGCAAAAGTATAACTTTTCGGAAACTGATGACACAAATCCGTGGGAATTGGTCAAAAAAATCAGAGAATTAAAAAACAACAAGAATACATTAAGAGTGACTATATCTCATTCAATATCACTAAGATGTGTGATTCAGTCATTTACATATTCAGAAGACGATGGAACAGGTGATGTCAAGTATACGATTTCGTTTTTAGAAGAGCGAAAAATAAAAGGAAAAAGAGCAGAAAAGACAGTTACTACTAAGACGTATACGTGTAAAGCGGGCGATAACTTCTATAAGATTGCACGAAAAACAACAGGAAGCACATCTAATGCGGCCAAGATTGCAAAAGCTAACAAGATGAAAGTCAATTCAAAGCTGAAAAAAGGAAAAAAGTTGGTGATCAAGGTATGAAGATAAAACAGAATTCAGTTGACATATCTAAATATATAACAAGCGTAACATGGAGCGGAAGTAGTGAACAGGTATCAAGAGAATTGTCGTTCAACATTGCTAACAATCCCACAGATTCGGCATTTAAGAGCCCGACTCCAGTGTTAGGCGATATTATATCGTTTTACGAGGGCAAAAGACTATTCGTTGGAATAGTAACAGGAAGAAGTAAGAGCACAGAGCTTGGAGATGTGACGGTTGATTCTAAGGACTTCATGCATTATTTGATTAGAGATAAATATACTGATACTTTCAAAAACACAACTGCGGAAAAGGTGACAGACAAGATATGCAAGTATTTTGGTGTAAAAACAAAGAAAATTACCCAAACAAAAATTCACATTAAAAAGCTACTTGCAGAAAGTGAAGCGGCATACAACGTCATAGTAAAGGCTTACAATAAGGCTTCTACCAAAAACGGTAAATTCTATATACCAATCATGGAAGGCACGAAGTTGTCGGTTATTGAAAAGTGGCAACCTTCAGGAGTAGTCCTCGAGGTGGGCAATATTGAAAATGCCGAATATAACGAGAATTCAGACGAGATGGTTAATCAGGTCGCTATATATAGCGAAAAAGGAAAAAAGATAGGAATTATTAAGAATAATCAATCAATTAATAAATACGGACTGTATCAAGAGACATATACGAAAGAAAAAGGCGTAAATGCGAAGAGGACAGCAGAAAAGCTGTATAAAGGAACAACAAAAGAAGCGACAATTACTGCATTAGGAGATATAAGAGCAATCGCAGGACGTAGCATTAAGATTAAGAATAAGGCTACAGGATTGAGCGGCACTTACTATATCACATCCGATTCTCATACGTTTGAGAATGGAATTCATAAAATGCAGTTAAATATAGAATTTAGAAAAACGAGGGAAAGCGTATGACGGCATATGAAAAAATAATAAACAGAATGCGAACAGAAGCAAAAAAAGGGAATAGTAAAGGACTATGTTATGGTCAAGCAATTTCAAATTCAGAAATTCAAATTGGAGATTTAAAGCTCGACACAGATTTTTTTAGCGTGTGCAAGCACGTGGGCGAGATTAAAAAAGACGACATATTGATATGTAGCAGAATCAATGATGAATACATCGTCATAGGAAAGGTGGGATGATATGTTTCCGTACAACATAGAAGAGGAAGAAGTTGATGAAGAGCAGGAGCAGGAAGACCAGAGCATTCCGGTTGAGTATGGAATAGACTTCAAGACTGGACAGTTAACAGGTCAGAAGGTATACGGAATCGAAGCTCTGAAGGTGTGGATATGGAACGCATTAGTAACAGACAGATACAGATATGAGCATCATTCATGGAATTTTGGCCACGAATTAGAGAATCTGATTGGAAGTTGTAACGACATTGATTATATCAGAATTACTGCAAAAGAAATGATTGAGGAATGTCTGACAGTTAACGAACACATCATAGGAATTGAAGAATTTGACTGCGATACAGACGGCGAAAGTCTATTCTGTTACTTCCGTGTGATAACTGATTTAGGGAATATAGAAGGAGTGAATTTGAATGTATGAGAATAAAACATTTGAAAACATATTAAATGAGATGCTGGAGCAGGTTACAGATGTAGATACATCTGAAGGAAGTCTCATGTATGAAGCGTGTTCGAAGATAGCGTTGACGCTGGAAAAGACATATGCAGACCTTTCAAGACTTTATGACAATCTTAGCATAACAGAAATGGAAGAAGAGTTTTTCGAGAAATTTGCAACCGATAGAGGAGTAAACAGAGCTTCAGCAAAGCCAGCACAGGTGCTTTGCAAATTTGGACAGGATATTGAGATTGGAACAAGATTTAACTGCGGTGACTACGACTACACAGTCATAAGCATATATGACGATTCAGGATATGAATACATAGCAGAATGCGACACAGCAGGAACAGGACCAAACACGAATGTTGGAGATTTAGAACCGATTGACTATGTCGAAGACTGGGAAGGTGGAGTTTTGACAAAAATTCTTAAATATGGAACTGACATTGAAGACATAGAAGCGTATAAGCAGAGATTTAAGGAATTAAGATACAACATTCAGTCATTCGCCGGGAATAAGGCGGCATATAAAGAATATATTGCTAAATACAACGATATATATGGCGGAGTGGCCGACTGTATTCCATTTAGGACCACAGACGGAAAAACAATCAATGTATATGCAGTTGATTCAGAATATAAGGCATTAAACAGCGACAAAGTCACATCATTACAGAATTATATCGACCCTACTACATCGACAGGAGAAGGCGATGGAATAGCACCTATTGGCCATTCTGTTGTAGTTATGACACCGACTAATATGAATATCAATGTAGCAGTCAAAGTAGACTTAGATACAGAATATACATGGGAAGGCGTTAAGGATTCGATTAAGGCTAAGATAGAAGAATATTTGCTGACATTAAGAAAATTATGGAGCAAAAACAAGAAATGCATAGTGAGAGTCTCACAGATAGAATATGCTGTCTTATCTGTTCAGGGTGTGATTGACTGCACCAGCGCGACTGCTAACGGAAATGCTAAAAACATTGAAATCACATATTCAAAAATTCCGGTGATGGGAGAGTTGACTAATGGATAATAATGAAAGAATACTAGGAATTAATGAGATTAGAGAACTGTATGCAGTTAATGACTTACAGGAATCGGAATTAGAGCAGCAGATTGACGAAGCAGAACAGAATATGCAGATAAGTAGTATGGATATTAATATGTGCAGAATCACTGAAAAAGAAATGGGGCTAAAAGGACAAGACAACGATACAGTTGAAGAAAAAAGATTCAGAATACTGGGAATGGAGAATGAACAGACACCTTACACGATTTCAACATTAAAGCGAAGGTTAGAGCAGATAGTTGGATCAGGAATGGTTGACGTAAGTATATCCAATTCGACGGTAAAAGTTAGAGTCGCATTAATTCAAAAGAAGATGATTGACTATGTTAAGAACATATTAGAGGACATAGTCCCACTTGATATGCTGATAGATGCAGATGTGATGTGGAACACGCATCAGATGTTGAAACAAAAAACATATGCTCAATTAAAAGAACATAGTCACAGAGAACTTAAGGAAGGAGAATTGAATTGAATAACACAGAATATTTAGCACTAGAACAGCCGGAAGAAACAGAATTCTACGATATTGAAGTCGCGAACAGAAACATGAAAAAAATCGACGATAAATTCAAAAAAACTGATGAAGAAAAATGCGTATCATTTTATTCAGTCTGTAACACCGCAGCAGATGTGGCCGCTAAAATAGTTGACTGCCCCGGATTCGTCAAGAAAAAAGGCTCAACAGTTAAAGTCGAATTTAAATATAGTAACAAGGCTGACAACGTGAGATTGAATGTCAATGAGACTGGAATTGCTTCTGTAATCTACAGAAGCAATTCCATTGACGCAGATATGCTTGTAGCCGGAAAAATATATGAATTCTTATATAATGGAAGCTCATATACGCTTGTATCACAGCCTGTATATGATACAGTAGGCGGATATTTTAATTTAAGCGTTAACTCGGGCATTACATTAGCAGGAATAAGCAGCAGAAAGATTGCACGAAAAACATATGCTGTGATGGGAACATTAAATATCAATTTGACTCAGAGTAACTTAGCAGAATTTCAGACAGCATGGAATACATACGGAACGGTTGAGAATTGGTATCAACTGCTTAAATTCAAACATTCATCAACAAAAGAATTAATATTAGACTCACCGCGATATGTAGGCTCATTCCGTGCATATGATAAGACTACAGACGGCCAATTCTACAGAAAGCCACTTAACTGCTCATTAGCAATTGATACGAATGGAAATCTAAAAATGTCAGGAAACGAAGACTATACATTCAAAGCAGGCGACAAGTTACAGATTCCATTTAATTTCAGCTTCAGCGAATAGAGAGGAGGAAGAACATGGATATTAAGATACAAGTATTGAATCAAAAGGCAAAAATAATAAATCGCCATGAGCTGTATAGCGGAACAGTAGCTATTGAAGGAATACAGTTTGAATTCTCTGATGAGTGGGCGGATATGATAAAGACAGCAACAGTATACGTCGGAGCATATGACAGAGACAAGGCGGTCAATATTCTTATCGAAAACGATAAAGTTGCACCGGTACAACTTCCGGCAGAAATTTTTGAAAAAAACTGCGAAGTGTACGTGGGCGTATTTGGAATAAATGCAGCAGGACAAAGACTGACAAGTTCAATCGTTCGTCAGGAAGTCAAGAAGGGCGTTCCTGTGCAGAATGCATCAGACAATGTCAGTATTGATGTGTATACACGAATCATTCAATTAATGACAGAAGCTAAAGATATAGCAGCAAATTCAGACGAAAAAATAGCATCAAACAAAAAATACGTTGAGCAGGCGAAAGAATGCTTAAAGCAGATAGACAATATCACAAATGCAAAAATGGGCGATATTAATGCACTTGTTGAAGCAAAGAACAAAGACATAGATTCTCTTGTAATAGCGAAAATGGGTGACATAGCTAATGTCACGAATGCAAAGATTGAAGATATTAATAATACAGCATCTGCGCGGATTAGCAACATTAATAATGTAACTAATCAGAACATAGCATCAGGTACTAATGCAGTTAATGCAGCAGGAAGAGCACAGATAAGAGGAATTACTGAAACGGCACAAGGAAAGATTGCAGACATTAATAAGACAGCT